GATAGTGGAGCCCAATTCGGCGTTAATGTGGACGGATTAAAAGATAGTCCTACAGTATGGTATGATGATGCATTTTTTAAAGATACAACAGGCAATGTATTATTAACTAATGATGAGACAAAACAAATATTAAGTAATATTAAACAAGCCGATACTTTAAAAATTAATTATGATAATATACCATCATCATTACTTAATATTTATATAAACAGTGAAATTAAAAAAGGAGAATTTTTGAAAAATCCTAATAGATCCTTTGCTAATTTTATAACATGGGTACAAGGTCGTATAGATAAAAAAGTTGAAAAATTAAAAACCGATAAAGGTAAACAAAGAGCAACAGAAACTGGTAATCAACAAATTGCAATGATAAATAATAATAAAAAAGATATTTTAAATTTATTTACAGTTTCTAAATTATTAGCTGATGCCAAAATGATTTTTGTAAATAAATATAATAATGCAATTTATAGAACAAAACATTTCAAAGACGATGGAGCCGGCGGATTAACAGTAACAGCTCCAGAAGGATACGTTGCTATAGATAGAATAGGAAACGGAGTTAAACTAGTTGATCGACTAGAATTCAGTAGAGCAAATTTTGCAATGGATAAAGGATTTACTAAATAGTATATATTTATATAAAACTAAGGAGCAACATGAAAGAAGAACAATTAAGAGAAATGATTCGTTCTCAAATTAAAACTAAAATTAAAGAAGATCCAGATAGATTTTCACGTCAAATAGGTCAAGGCGTAAGTGGTAGACTAGGCGGCGCAAGATCTGCATTAGATAGGGGCTTAGCTCAATTAAATGTAGATAAATTAGCACGTTTAAATAAAACTCAAAAAATTGATTTATTAGTAGGCCTATTACAAAATGTAGGTATCAACTCAGGAGATTTCAGAAATATACAAGCTAGAGTTAGTAATGCATTAAAACGTAAAGAAATGTCTGCACAAGATACCATGGGCGAAGCAAAAGAAGAATTCGAATTACAGAAAGCAAAAGGTGGCGTGACATCTCGTGATTTAGGTGGAGCATCTGCTATCAATAGAGCCAAACCATTTCTAAGTGCTATAAAAAGTTTATCAGGTAATGACAAAAATAGAGCAATAGGATATGTTTTATCTCAAATGGGAGTTGACGTAAAAGATTTCGAATCAATGAAGTCACAATTAAAAACATCGATTAGAAAATATAAATAAAATGGCAGCCGAAGATAAGTTACAAAATATTAAAGCTATCAAGCAAATGATGGCAGGTACACATAAAAGTCAAACAAAAAAAATTCATGGTTTTTCTGATGCTAAACAAATGTCTAAGAAAAATGAAAAACATGAAATTGGCGATGTATGGTACGAAACCGATAAAAAAACAGGCACTGAATGGAAAATAACACAACATGATGGTTTTAGATCTAAACAACCAGCAAATAGTGTTAGAGAAATAGTAAAGGATATATTAACTGCTCCTGAAAATTGTCCTTGTTGTGGAAAAAAGATGAAAGGTGTACCTGAAGAACGTCAAAATTTAAAAATGTATTTTAAAAGAAAAAAATGTTTTGACTGTGTTCTAAAAGAAGAGACTGCAATTCGTGCTCAAGGCAAAGAAGCATGGACAGAATATAGTAGAAAAATAATGTTAGCCAATGCAAAAGCATGGATGTCTGATACAGATAAAGAAGTTGAAGAATTAAAAACAGTTGTTACAGAAACATATTGGCAAAATGCTGACGGCAAGTCAGAACAAATCAATATACAGGAATATATCAAAAAAATTGATAATGATTATCAAGAATTGAAAGAAAAAATATTGAAAAATTTGGAGAAGCAAGATGGCTAATGAAGTAACTAAAATAGGAAAAAAATTAGATAAAACTATAGCCGATATGAAAAAACTTGCGCCCAAGTATGTAAAAGCCGCCGGCGATAAAAAAGAAGAAATATTAAAAAAATTAAAAGAATTAACTGCTAGTAGAGACGATTTAAAAGCTCAATTAGAAAAGGCAGTAATGAATGCAGAAAAGTCAGTTACTTTAAAATTAGAAATTAAAAAATTAGTAGAAGATGTTATTAACGAATTGGAAGATGAGACTATAATTACTCCGGATGAAGAAGATGCATTAGATAGTGCAGCAAAATCTTCTGCAAATGATTTGAAAAAATTTGCAAAATCATTATCTCGAGATGAAGTTCAAGAAGCAAGAAATCAAGTTAATGAAGTCATTGATAGAGCTACTACTGTTTATCAAATTGCAACACCTTCACCACAGTCTATTTTAGTAGGAGAATTAAAACAATTATTTCCGAACAAAACAATCATAACAGAAGTTGGTGATGCAGATGGTTATGAATCAGTACTTATGTTCAATCTTTCTGTGAGAGATCTTAAAACTATAAAAGATAATGTAGGAGATGTATTGGTATGGAAATATCCTATAGGAAAAGCAAAATCTGTAATAGATGGTCCTGGCAAAATTAAAGAATCAGTCAATGAAGTAGAAACAAAAAAACAAATACTTAATGAAGCTGTTGGAGCAGCAGTAGTCATTAGTATATTGTTAGCAGCGCCTAAAGCTTTAGAAATAATAACTAAAGGAATGGATAGATTAGTTAAAACTTTTAAAAGATCGGTTGGAAGAAAAGAAGCAAAAACAGAAGAAGAACAAAGTGAATTAGCTAAACGAATTATAAAATTTTCTCATGATTGGCACGGGTTTTATGTTAAAATTATCCAATTCATCTTAAGAATATCAGGTGTTTATAGAAAAGCCAACATAGATCCAAAATCACCTCAAGCTGAAAAAATCGCAAAAGTAATTTTTATTGTTATAGTCATAGGATTAGGTATATATGGAGGAGTTCAATCATTAAAACATTTTTATAATGCATTCAAAGGTATAGGACAATTAGGAGCTGAAGTAGGAACAGGAGGCTTGGAAGCTGCATTAACGACTATAAAAGGAACAGAAGCAAAAGAGTTTTTATCAAAAATAATTTAAAATGGATAATCAACCTATAATAATAAAGAATGGTAGATCTAACATAGTTTCAATAATTGCATTAGTAATAATTTTAATACTTGCATATATGCATTTTTTTAAAACAGATGATAGTTTTGCTATTAGAGAACAAATATTACAAACTCAAATTGACAGTTTAAAAACTAAAGTTTCTGAATACAAATCAGAAAGAGATTCATTAGATAATAATATTCATAATTTGAATGATTCATTATTTAATTTACAGTCTGAAATAATAAATAAATCAAATCAAATATATAAACTAAAAAAAGCATATGCTAAAAAAGTTGAACATATTAATAATTACACTGTTAGTGACATTAACAAGTATCTCACAGACAGATACAAAAAGTGATTCTATCATCTGCGTTAGTAAATGGCTAATGCAAAGAGTGATACAAGATTTAGAATCAGGCGATCTAGCAAAAGAACAATTGATACTTGAAAGAGAAATACAATCCAAATTACAGGAAAAGTTATCTATAAAAGATACTATAATTCATCAGTATCAAGAAAAAGAAAAAAATTTGCATAATGAACTTGATGTTATATCAGAAATGATGAAATTGAAAAATGATCAGATACAAGTTGCAAAAGATGAAACAAAACATTTTAAACGTCAAAGAAATCTTTTTGGATTAGGTAGTGGTGGAATTATCGCCTTAATTATTTTGATTTTAATTTAATTTTTATTATATTAAACTAATGGCTCAAAAATCTTTAAAAGAAATAGTAAAAGAAGAATATAAAAAATGTGCAGTTGATCCTGTACATTTCATGAAAAAATATTGTATTATACAGCATCCTACTAAAGGTAAAATGTATTTTAATTTATATGATTTTCAAGAAGATACTTTAAATAAATTAAAAGATAACAGATATAATATTATTTTAAAATCACGACAATTAGGTATATCTACCTTAACAGCCGGATATTCTTTATGGTGCATGTTATTTAAAACAGATTTCAATGTTTTAGTTATAGCAACAAAGCAGGATGTAGCTAAAAATTTAGTAACCAAAGTAAGAGTTATGCATGATAATTTACCTTCATGGCTGAGAGGTAAAACATTAGAAGATAATAAATTATCATTAAGATTCAGAAATGGATCACAAATTAAAG